TCATAAAGCTGTTGCTGTTGAGGATCTAGAGTGCTGATGCGCTTAGGCTTTTTCTTTTTGTTTCTAGAGCCAAACAGCCCCATGACTCCACCGGCTAATGCTCCAACTCCAGTTCCGATTGGCCCGAAACTTGAGCCAAACTTAGCTCCAGAGATTGCTCCGCTTACTGCGCTTGCTGGGTTATAAGTTGCCATTCTTTCTCCAATGTAAATCCGCTTTACACTACGTGATTAAAGTCCATGTTACAGCCGATGAAGTTGTTCGGCTCGTCATTATCCAGGCAGAATTGGTGTCTGTCCTTACATAGATGTCTGCAATATCAAAATTCTTATTAAAATCACTAGAAGCAGGAGGATTAACGTGAGGTTTATTCACTCCATCAGTGACGTATTTTGACACTTTAGTATTAACCGCTAATGCTACATCTGAATAAGCCTCTGATAACTGTCTATTCAACTCTGGGTTAGAGTTCCTAAGGGAAGATCCCCAATTGAAACTTGTAAAAAGCGTAGGCATTAAATTAATCTCCCTACAGGTTGAAATCCAGGCATCGTTGCTTGAACATTTATCTTCGCTCCAGACTGCCTGTTTTTAAGCCTAAACTGAATAAACTTACCTGTTTGGTTAATGAAAACCTTATACCACTTCTTAGAGCCGTCTTCGAACAGCATGTTTGTGCAATTTCCCTGGTAAGGATCTTGAGAAAGGTTGTTCAGTTGAGTCTTATGGCCAATGTCATTAGTAATAATTTCTATAATCATTTTGGCAGGAACTGATGTTGATGTAAAGCCACCAGATGTATAAGCCCCAAAGGCTGAAGAGTCTACACCATCTAAAGAAAATGTCTGTTGATCCAGGACAGTTACAAATGCAAGACTTCCATTTAGCTCTGTCATTCCTTGTATGCCAAAGAAAGTCACCTGATCCCCAGAGTGTAAATTATGATCGACAACCGTTGTGACTACGCATGGATTTGAGTTTGTAATAGATTGAATCTTAATGTTTCTCATTAGGTCAGTTCTAGTTGTGTCAACATACATGTAAAGCCAGCCGTACCTAACCTTTTTGTCCTGGTCAACAAAAGGATTAAACTTTTTGAAAAGAGCTGTGAAAGGAATCACTCTGCTAGCAAGACCATTTGAAACGTAAGGAGTAAGCTGAGATGTGGGAATACCACAAGAGCTAACATTTATACGGAAGACGTTATTGTTGACAAACACTTCAATTGGGAACTGTTGGTTGTTAAGTTCATCCATCCCAACCATTCCCGTTAAGAAGATCTCATCAGCTCCCATTTCAGAATCATATGAATTAAGACCATAGTTATTCCAATCGGTTGTAACTTCAACAAGTTCGTCGTCAATAACTGTGACATTTCGAATTCTTACAGGATTATCCTCAGACTCAGTAACAGAAAGTCTCCAAATCTCTCCTCTATGACCTCCTCCAATGCTGAAAGGAGCACCTCTTTCAAAGGCAAAAGATCCCCAGTTTCCATAGGCGTCAGCTAATGTAGCCCAGTTTGGAAATCCGAAAAGGTCATTCCATGTTACATCAAAAGCTGTTACATAAGTACCCATGCAAGAAAGAGGAAGCCTATAGATGCTGTAGTTATCTTCATCATAATTAGTCGTTAGAATTCTTCTAGAAATAGACTGACCTTGAGGAGGATAAATTAGGTAGTGATCTCTATCTGCATCAACAGAACCTGCAAAACAAAGATTAAAGTTAGCGCTATCTACCTGGTTAAAAGAAAAGTCGGGGATTTCCTCATCCTGCCTTTCAACGCGATAACCGTCTGTGATAATTAATCCACGAGGAGAAGCGGCTGAAGTTCTATTAAGATAGGTAATAACTGCAAAGGTAGCGTCACAACCCCTAGACTCGTCTATCTTATCAAGAACAAAAGGAGTTGTGTCATTGCCCGTGTACTTAAGAATCCAAACACTAGCCTGGGTAAAGATAATTAAATCATCGCGGTTAAATGCAGCACCATTAATCCATGTCCCGTCAGGAATGTCAATGAATCCAGCTCCAGTTGCTGAAGTTCTAAAGTCATCACAACTAAGTCCAGTTCCTGAAATTCTTATTCTTTGAGGGTAAGTTATCGTGGTAGAAGCTGTTGTTTCAGTTGTCCTTAGAAGAATCAATCGATCTTTCATTTGAGACATCCAAGAGCATGTCAACGCAATCACAGCAGCAGGAGGGTTGCCGCTCTCCATATTGTATGTGTAATCAGTTACAGCTGTACCATCATAAGATTGGATAACATCTTTATTGTTACAAAACAAAAGTCTTGGGGCGCTATCAGCATCAGCGTAGTTTACCCATGTGAAGAAATCATGGCTATCTCCTGTGTAAGGCGTAGCAGGAGAGATGTCTTCTAAAATATTTAAGGTTGAGTTGTATCTATTAACATACCGGGTATCAGCAACAATAAGCTCTTTGATGTTTGTTGCTGTGATGAAATTTGCAACCATCATAACAGGATTTCCAGGCATAGAGCTAAAAGCAACTGTTACTGTTGAAGCAGCAATTGGCGCTACCGGAAGAGTAATTGATATCTGACCGGTTAAATAGTTAACCGTTCCAATCTGAACCATTCCATCGAAGAAGAAACCTAGACCATTATCAGTGAAAGATTGAACCGGGTTGGACCCTGTTACAGTTACACTACCCCTTGCGATTTGAACAGGGCCAGCATACGTGAACAACATGTTTACTCCGTCAATCGCGCCAGTCATTGCAACAGGCGCAGTAGCGCTGACTATCCTAGATTCACGATAAGGAGTTCCTTCTCTCTCTCCTGTAGCAAAATAGTTATACCCTTCCCTTTTTGATAAAACACCTCTATAGACAAAGCCGTCAAATAGCTGCTCTTGCGCATCATCAGCAATTAGCCAAGGCTGCAGTCTATTGTTTAACCCAGTAGCGTAGTTAGCTATCAAATAAGGAGAATAAGTCATTATGAAACCCTTGTAACGACTACAAAACCACCATCAACATCAATTAAAGCAGACCCAGAACCGTTGAATTGAACTCTTACAAGAGTTGTTTGCACAGAAGACGTATAAGTGTTATTACCATCGATTGCGCCGTTACTTATTCCATTAGTTCCGTTCATGCTATGGCCGCACACCTGAACTATGTAGTTAAGATTAGGCATTGGGTCTGTAAAGTTAATTGTATATCGACCTGTTGCTGTCTTAACTACAGAAGAAACATTTATTTGAGATCGGATTACTTGGTTTCCTACAGCACCACTTCCATTGAAGTTAACCATTGCGACAATTCCAGGAGTGATCTGGATGTCTGTCGTACCATTGAAATATCTAAGTTGAGCCCGGGAGAAAGAGTCAATCCAAGTGTAAAGCATTGCGTTAGAGCCAGAGGGAAGACCAACCGGTATTGCACGCGCAATCATTGTTGACTGTCTATGAACTCCGTCTGTTGGCTGCGCTGAATCGTTAAACACGTGATCAGAATCGATGATGGTTTTCAGCCTAGAGAAGTTAGTGTTGTTTTGTGGAGGAAACAATCCTGGAGACTGACTTGCATTAGGTACGTTTGGATCAAAAGTCATGACTAAAACTCCGGAGTTGGACGTTGATTTTGATACTGAGAATTTGTACGTGAATAAACTAAAGCTCTATACCTTTGATATGCTGGCCATATTTCTCTCCACTTATCCATCTCTCCAAAGTCAGAGAAGATGTCCAACGCTGTTCCATAACAAATGTATCTATACAGATAATCTGTATCCAAAACACCATTAGTAATTTTGATTTCTACCTGGTATGCAGCCATCTTAATTTCATAAACTTTATTAGGTGGCCCCCTAAAAGTTATTTCATTGTTGTAGTACAAAGCATATTGAGGCCTTTGAGGTTGATAAGTCTGAGTTTCAGGCCAAATAGCATAGAATTGAGCCGGCTCCTGATACCAGAAGACATAAAAACCATCTGCATAACAAGGGGGTCCAATAGTAGAAGCCCCCTGGTTACCATTTACTAGTATGATATCTTGTAAGACTACTGGCCAAGGGTTTGGATCAGTTGGACCAAATTGGAATTCATACCAGGTCCTATTTTTAAAAATACGAATATCCTGGGTGGATTGCAACTGAATGAAATCCTGCAAATATTGCAACATGATCTCATCAGTAAACTGAGGGTCAGAAGCATCAACCCTTCCAGTGACATTGCGTAGTATTAAAATTAAATCTGCTGCCGACTTAGCCATATCTACCCTCAGACCATTTCAAGTAAATGACAAGAAAATCTATTTCTTTCTCCAACCTGCCGAGTTTCAGTCTTGGTCTCTCCACCGTCTTCTACTTTTACTTCTGCAAAGATAGGAGTTGCCAAACGATTAAGAAATCTAACAACAGGCATTGGAAGATCGTATGTAAATCCAGGCTTTAACTGACCTGTCCAGTCAATGTCTTTAGTACGACATTTAACTTTTAAAACGTTTTCTGGTTGATCAAATCGTTGAAACTTAATCTTAACGTGTTTATGCATCTCTGCTGGAGGAACCCTACATGGAACTGGTGGATCACACTTAGGATTCATTTTCTTAGCTTCTCTAAAAGCTTTATGAGCATGTAAATTCCATGTTGCATAGTCTTCAACTGTGTTCAGTTGGAATGTGTCGAAATCAAAAGGTTTATCCTCTTGTGAAATGACTTCAATAGGCTTATTTTCACCGTTAATTTCTTTATCTTTCTTACTCATGTTTCCCTCAAATTAAGGATAGGGACAAAATGTCCCCACCCTGGTTATTAAGCTACGTCACCAAGATTCACGTAGTTATTGAACTGCCAAGCATTGAAGTAGATAACATCGTTATCAGCTCCCATGATTGCTGTTCCTAGCGTGAGGATATAAGTTGGCGGGTAGTCAATGATTGCGTCATGTGGATAAGCAGGATTAACTGGCTGCGCTGGATTACCAAGTGCAGGGCTAACTTTAGTAACTTGTCCGCCTGATGTGTATGCGCCTACAATTGGAATAGGTAGACCAAACACGTCGTATAGAGCAAAAGTTGTAGCAGTCAGAACTCGAACTACATAGTTGTAGTTGTTGATCTGAGATGCCATTGTTCCAACAACTTTAGTAATGACAACTCTGTCGCCATCTGTAAGGTTGTGGTTAGTAGTAGTTGTTACAACACCTGGAGTTGCAGTAGAGATTGCGTTGATAACCAAATGTTCATTATAAAAACCACCTGGATCAGTAGCGTTTGTAATACCATTTGTTGCTTCCAATGTTGATGTAAGAGTGGTAGTTCCTCTAGTGATAATTAACGCATCACCAGCAGGCATATCTCTGTACCAAACTCCTTGCAGGTTGTTTGTGTTGGTCCCAAACTTGGTGTAGTTAAACCATTCAAACTTATCTGGAAAGAAAGGTAGTGTTAAGTTATAAGCCACACCTCCGGATTGGAGATATCCGCCATAACTATTAGTAACCTGGCTAAACTCACGAATGCCAGTGAAACGATTTAATGCGTTTCCTAATGGTGCTGTCATGATATTTCTCCTTTATTAACCTTTAGTGCTTCTTAAAGCCACACACCAACTATCGTCGAGGATAACGCAGCCTAG